GGAAAGAAAATCTTTGACAAGATTATGGAAGCAATGAAGCCTGAGTTTGCAGATGAAACTCCAATCAATCCATTTGATTTCTGGGCAGGTGCTAACTTCAAGTTAAAGATTCGTAGAGTCGAAGGTTATCAGAACTATGATAAGTCAGAGTTCGGTAGTGCAGAAGCACTCTTTGATGATGATGCAAAGTTAGAAAAGATCTACAACTCTTTATATGATTTAAATGAGTTTACAGATCCAAAGAACTTCAAGTCATACGAGAAGTTAAAGGAGCGTTTAGATTCTGTTCTTGGACTCAAGAAGCCAGTCAGAGCACCAATTCCTGATTCAGAATTAGAAACTGAAGATGAAGGTCGTGGTTACTTTGCTGAACAAGCAGCAGCATCTGAACCAGTAAAAGAAGTTGCAGCAGTAGAAGAAGCAACATCCGATGAAGATGATGAATCTTTAAGTTATTTCTCTCGATTAGTTAACTCTTAATTAGTCGAAGGGAGTACAAAAGATCTCTATGTAGAAAGAGTGCCCTTCTTTTTGAATGTTGGTTTGTTTTTACCCACCGCAAGGTGGGTTTTTTTATACCCCTGATATTCTTGGATTATATGTTAACTTTAAATTTCTAGAAATATAATCTGATGATCTACTATATCTCATAATATTTTTATGGTCTGTCAAGAATACAGATAAAAATTGTGATTTTAATACTTTGATTTTTCTTTTTTCATCGTTCAACTTGACTTCATATTGATAATTTGTGATTTCTCCTATTGCTTCACTCACACTAACTGTTTTGAGAACTTTTGAAAAATTTAAGTATTGTGTAAATATACCATCTTTATAAAGTAATTCTTCTTTATCAGGGAAATCTGGGTCAAATATTGATGTATTCACCATAGTATCAGGTGCGTCTACCTCTAAACCTTCGGGAACTATGACTCGATTGTATTCATCCAATACTTTTTTTGTTTCGTAGTGATGAATTTTTGAGATATTTTCTTCAGAACCATACTTTTCTAACATATATTCATGTAAATCATTATGTTCAAGTGGCCATTGATTCCTAACATTTGTTATATTATTAACTGATAATATTACCCAATCTAATTCTGAGTCGTCATATAGTTTTTTAGCAACCATATCTGGTCTCATGCCCTGTTCAATATAATAATAATTAAAAGCAGTGATTGCTTGATCAACATCAGATCTTAGTTTAGATCTTTTGAAAATATTTTTAACAATTATCCTATCCTCAGACTTATTCCTATTTGGTAAAAGAGAGGGATATGCTATATTGGGTAGTTCTTCGAAATATGACATTAGTAACCTACTGCGTTTGATGGAACATAACTAGATAAATCATCATAATTAAATGGATCTTCATCATAATCTGTGTTGTAAATTGGTTCTAGTTCTTTAAACTGTAATGATAGAATACATGAAGTTGGTTGACCTTTTTCATATGCATTCCACATTCCCTCTGGTGTATAGTTTACTGCAGCACCAACACATGCACATGTTTTAATTCTTAAAACTGAATCATTAGTATTAGTTATTTCATATCCAGATCTTGATGTTTTGAAAGAGATATCAAATACATTCGGAGTTCCTAAGAAATAACCACGACCATTATTTTCCATCATTTTCTTCGCAGCCATACCTTGTTTGAAGAATCGAATAATATTATTGATTCTTATTGCCTCTTCTTGACTTCGAGGACTCATCTTCCAATCGAATCTAAATGCTCTTAAAGTTGGTGCATTGAAAAGTAATGCTAAATTAGAGTTTGGAATCACACCTGCACCTCTTGCCAAAAGTGCTTCTGGAGAAACACCAAACCCAACTAAATTTAGAAGACTCGAACCAACGATACTCCTCGCACTTAATCTTGAATTTGGATTTGAAGATGCTTGTTTAAGGAAATCTGCCACTGATCTACCTTTTTCTCCAGCACCTGATAATATTGCTCCAACAACATCAAGAGGATTTTTATATTTTTGATCTGCAATACTTTGTATAAAACCTATCGTTTCATCTAATCCACCAGATGCTAAAGTTGCTGCAGCAGCTGTAAGTGCGTTTAACTGATCTTCACCCCATGCGACATTGTTTGAGTCATTTAACTGATTTGGCATTGGTAGTTTAACTACTCCGATAGGAATTTCCTTTGGAGCACTAGAATTTAGTCCGTAGAGTGCTGTGTTTCTTGCCTCCAAACCATAACTACTACGGGGAACTGTTCCAAATTCTTCATCATCAGAATCCCTACCATATCTATCGGTGCCAGTTCCACCTCTTCCACGAGTATCTTGACCACCACTACCTTGCGGGAAAAGAATTGAAGGGTTAATTGGTTGATATGTAAATTGATTTATCTGTATGTAATCTTGAGTGTATCCATAATCAGCATCTATAGGATACTTCAGATTTTTTAAACTCAATCTTTGTAATAGAGAATCACTCGATTGAAGTCCTTTGAATCCTGCAAAACCTAAACCTCCGTTATCATTACCTTCAGTTTCACCTGTTTGTGGTGCTTCTTCGTTCGTACTAGAAAGGTTGGTGAAAACACCTCTGTCCTGATAACTCTTTAAATCTTCAAAAACTTGATTTTTTACATCTAAAGATAAATCAGTGTTATTATAGTTGTTTACATATGAATTATTTTGCACAACAACATTTTCTGGATTAGTATCATAATCGTGATTAATTGAACTACCAAAAGAATATCCAGGATCGCCTGGACGTGTTGGAGGTTTTCTGATTTGCCAGGTGCTACCATCTGGATTTGACCAAACTTGAAAAGTTTTATCTCCGTCTTGTACGTTTTTAACTTGATGCAATATATGCTTTGACATTTAAATACTATCCCAAGCCTTTTGTGGTGATGTCTTCTGACCATATTTATCAGAAAACTTTTCAGTTACTAATTCTGCAATACTTTTATACTCTTCAGGGTCAGGTGGAATGATATAAGCATCACCCATATTTCTTATAAAATAACGATGTAGAGTCTTTTTTGGTAAGATTGCACCAACTTTACTTGCCAAACTTTGTGCGATTCCACCACGATAACTTGGATTTAGATAATGTAAATTTCCACCAAGCATCTTGTCTCCTTGAAAATCCATTACGTATACGAGTGGTCTACGATCATAAAATGGATATTTATCTGGAAAAGCAGCAGAATATGAGAAGAAACATAGTTCTCCTATCTCAGGAAAACGATTTTCTGATACCTGTGATAATTCTGAGTACAATTCATTAGCATACCAATCTGATGTGAAATCAGCAGAAATTTGTGCTCTTTCTCTTATCTTTTCTCCGATAGTCATTTGATACCTAGATTATCTTCGGTCATTATTTTAAATTCAAAATTACGATCTGCACAGAACTCTCGTGCTGCTTTCCACTTTGCCTGATTAATTGCATATGTTTTCACAGAATGAGCCCATGCCTTTGTTCTTTTCTTTGGATTCACATTTGGCATTTTAGTTTCTTTCTTTGGTTTCACTTCCACAACCATAGTTCTTTTGTTTCCTTTCTTATCAATATACTTTAGAAAAAAATCTGGAAAGTAACGATGAATACGATTATCAATTGGAGAACGATAAGGAATCCAGAACTCTTCTGACTGCCATTCACTTACTGTTTCATTTAAATCACAGTAGTTCATAAATTTTCTTTCCCACAAAGACCTATAAATAATATTTCGGGGATCTCCTTTATACTTTTTTGGGTATCTTGGGTAATATTTTCCTTTATATGACATACATATATTATCAGGAACAATTTAAGAACTATTTAGATGGCAATAAGATCAGAAGATTTGTATCTCAGTATACCAAACGCTAGTCCAATATTTTCAAAACTGGCTATTTCGAGTCAGTTTAAAGTTTCATTAGATCTTGTTCGTCAAACTTCATCTGGTGGTGATTTGGGTTTGTTTCAATACTTGACTAATTGTGGTTTATTTAATGACACCACATCTACTTTTCAGAAGTATGATTTCTTATGTTCTCAGGCATCATTGCCTGGTGCAACTTTTGATGTTTCTGAAGAGATGGGAAGTCGTCAGGGGATGATTGAAAGGTTTGCTTCAAGAAGAGTTTATAATCAATTTGATTTAACATTTTATATTGATGATGATTATAATATATTACGTTTATTTGAAGAATGGATGAATTATATAAATCCAGTTTACAATGAAACTAATGGTAGATATGATGGTAATGAATCAAGTCAATTAAGTGTGTATCGAGAAAGAAATACGTATTCAAGATTTAGATACCCAGATAACTATCGAAGAATGTTGTCAATCACTAAATTTGAAAAAGATTTTTTAGAGAATCCAAATGATAGGAATAATACCTTTAAAAACTTACCATTACTAACTTATCGTTTCATTGATACTTTTCCTGTTGATATTAATGCTGTTCCAATGTCTTATGACGGAAGTACTATTTTACAAGTTACAGTTGTGTTTAGTTATCTAAGACACACGATTGAGAAACATGGTAATGCACAACAGTTAGTTCGAGAAAAACTTGAAAACAGTCAGTTAACACAGGTGAATCCACTGCGACCAAAAATTATTGGAAATGAAATTACACCTAGTTCTACTGATCCAGTGCCAACTGTTCCAGTTGGTTACATAAGTGGCAAACCATATTACGGGCCTTTCCATGAACATATGGGAGTGAAGATGGTGGGTGAAGTGCATTCCCCTTATCCACATGCTATAATATATGATAGTGTGCAAGAAAGTTTGAATGAAAGTAGCACCACTGGTGTAATCACTCAAGTTAATCCAGAAACAGAAACAGAAACTGCAGCTGGAGAAGGGACAACTCAGACAACTTCAACTACTGAAACAAGTGGAGGTGGCACAACTACAACTGAAACTACAACTACAACCACGACTACAGACTCCTCTGGATCAACAAGTTCAACTACAAGTTCTTCTACGAGTTCCTCAAGTTCAAGTTCCTCTTCTGATTCCTCCTCTGGATCTTCTGGATCAAGTTACTATAGTGGTGGTTACTACGGAGGTTATTAAAACCTTGCTATATACAATACTGAATAAAATATTATGCCTTTACCACAAATAGCGACCCCGACTTATGAGTTGGTTTTACCATCGACGGGAAAACAAATAAAATATAGACCCTTTCTTGTTAAAGAAGAAAAAATATTAATTCTTGCATTAGAGAGTGAAGATCAAAAACAAATTACAGAGGCAGTTAAATCTACTTTAAAGTCTTGTATAAGCACAAGAGGAATTAAAATAGATGAACTTCCTACTTTTGATATTGAATACATCTTTTTAAATATTCGAGGAAAATCTGTAGGTGAATCTGTAGATTTAATTGTTACTTGTCCTGATGATGGAACTACAACAGTTCCAGTAAAAATTTACATTGATGAAATCAAAGTACAACAAAATGAAAAACATACTCGTGATATAAATTTAGATGAAATTTATACACTAAGAATGAAATACCCATCATTAAATCAGTTTATTGAAACTAATTTTGCAATTGCTAATGATCAAAAAGTTACTGTTGATGATTCCTTTAAGATGATTGCATCATGTATTGATATGGTTTTTAGCACAGACGAATCATGGTCAGCAAAAGATTGTACTGCAAAAGAACTAAATGACTGGTTAGGCACTTTGGATTCTAAACAATTTAAACAGATTGAAGATTTTTTTGAGACCATGCCAAAATTATCTCATACGATTAAAGTAACTAATCCAAATACAAAAGTTGAAAGTGATGTGGAACTGGAGGGTATAACAAGTTTTTTCGAATAGTCATGGCTCACATGGATCTTGAGTCATACTTTAAATTAAACTTTGCTTTAATGCAACACCATAAATACTCTTTGACTGAAATTGAAAATATGATGCCTTGGGAAAGAGACATTTACTTAGGACTATTGAATCAATATATTGAAGAAGAAAATTTAAAGGCACAACAAGCAAATATGTAAATGATTACACCAGCAATTAAACCTACCTTAGCTTTTAGACCTATCAGTAGAGGATTAATTACTGCTGCGAGAAATAGTGTTAATAAGGTAAAAGAGTCAACACAAACAATATCCAAGGGATTAAACAAGAACGAAAAATTTGCAATGAACTATGTTGAATTCTTTGGTTCAAAGAAAACAACAAAAATTCTTAAGAAAAATTTAAAATCAATTAAAGAGTCATTGGTGAGTACTTTCTCAATGGCAAAAACATTGAAAAAGAGAGTTGCTGATATATCTAAAATTGGACTTGGTGGAGCACTTGGTGGTATAGCTGGTATATTTGGTAAGGGTTTGTTGGGTGGTTTACTAGGAAAATTAGCAATAGGAGCATTAATAGGTTTAGCAGTTGGTGGTATTGGGTTTTTTCTCTATAGAAACGCAGGAAAATTTTTCAAATTTTTAGATGATAATATAGCTCAACTTACACCAATTATAGAAAAGATTGTCAAAGGGATCATTTCTAAATTAATTATGCCATCTGGACTTCCAGAGTTAATAGATGAAGTTGATGATAACATTAGTAGTAATGTTACTTCTATTTTAGAATCCGATGATGAAATTTCAAGAGATGATGCTGTTACAGAAGCTTTTGAAATGGAATTTAATAAAATACAAGAAAAAATTGATGAGTTAAAATTACAAAGATCAGAATTAGGTTTCTTTGATATTATGCGTAGAGGAGAAATAAATTCCGCAATTAAAAGATTAGAGGGAGCACAAGAGTATTTAAGAAGTGGTGATCAATTTTCAAACTTAAAACCCTCCGCAACATCAACCTTAATGTTTGGGCCAAGATCTATTCCGCTTCTCTCAGGTTTAAACTTTCTTACATCTCAATTCTTGAGTGGAACTCCAGTTCCAACTGGATACAACAATATGAATGCTGATAGTAGATTAAGTACAGTGATAAACTTTGTTGAAAATTCTCCTAAGAATTTAGATGTACTTGAAGCTGAAGTTTTAAGGTCATCAAGACTTTCTGGACGTTTTGCGGGAGAGGGAAAGACAAGATTTTACGAAGACGTATTGAATTATATAAAAGCAAAAAAATCAAAAGATGGAACAAAAGGATTTGATGTTTTACCAGAGCAGTTTGATATTAACGCTACTAGAAGCGGAAACATAGAAGAATTTAATAATCGTTTTGGTGATATTTTAAAATTTAAACCATCAAAGAACAAGAAAAATAATATAAATCTTATGCAGAATGGAGGGTCAGGTAATGCAGGAGGAGCAAATAAAAATATAAGTAATAAGATATCTTCTACACCACCAGAGGGTGGAATTATAGATGTACCCTTTATTAGTTCTCTAAATTCTGATTTAGCTTTTGATAGAGCAATAGCAAAAAATACATACAATATTTACATGGGGTAATTGAATGTTATTCTCAAATTCACCACTTAAAAAAGTTGCTGAGAAATTAAATCCTTTTTCTCAAAAAAACAAAATTTCTAGATTGAAATTTGAAAGAAAGAATGACTATAGGACTTTTTTAAAGTTTATAAAAGATAGCACAAAAGAAATTGAAAATATAAAAATATCAGACCCAGAGGATAAAAAACGTAAAGGTCTTATGCTAGGTGGTGGTATTCTTGGACTAGCACTTTTAGGATCCTTTGGTAAAGGTGAGCGTGATTCAGACGATAGTGCTGGAAAACTTAAATCAATTACAGGTGTGATTGAAAAATCAAAAGCAGATGCTAAAAGAGCAATTTCTGGTGGTAAAGATAGAAGAAAACTTGATCAAGGTGATGATGTATTAGATAAAGCAAGATTTGAAAGATCAAAAAGATTAAAAAAAATTAGAAAACAATTCCAAAAGAAAGGTTCAATAGAACAGAGAAAAATAAATGTTAAGGAATATTTGGAAAAAAGAAAGAACAGAAAATTTAAGAAAGTAAGGAAGAAATATGCCAAGAGAATTAAACAACCTGGATTTAGTGTTAATCCAACGAAAAAAAGAGAATTTGCTGGTGTAACTGGTGATACGTTAGATGATAACCAAGATCAAAAATTTAAAAGAACTCGAAGAGGGAAGAAACCATTAACATATGCTGGTAGTGATGGTGATACTAAGATTGGTTTTCCATCAAAAAAAGATATCAAAGGTGAAAAAAAATTAACTAGGAACTTTTTAAGAAAAGAAACGAAAAGAATAACATCACCAAAGCAAGGTGAAACAAAAATATCTCAGGACATATTAGATCGGTTTAATAGGGCAGTGAATGAGGCTGATAAAATAGGAGAAAGAGCAAAAAGATCTCGAAATAAAATACAAGATCAACAAATTAAAGAAAGAAAATTAAATCAATTACGACAACAAGAAATATTTAATAGACAGTATGGTATGGATGGTGGTTATGGTGATAGTAATATAGGTGATTTAACTCAAAATAAATCAAATCAAAAGAAAATTAAAGGCCCTAGCAGTCCTATCAAAAATTATGGTGGTAATATGGGTTTTAAAGAAGACTTTGGCACAACTCGTGTAGGAAAAGTTAGACCAAAACCTGGTTTTATTATAGACCCATTAACAAATGAGGTCATTCCAGATCCAAAAAGAAAAATGAAAATTGATAGATCAAAATTCTTTGAGGCACCAGAAATTCCTAAAAATGAAACAAAAAAAATAAGTAGACTTGATAGGTTTACTGGAGGAGTAAATAGAATTAATAAATTTTTATCTCCAGTTAGTAATTTTGCATCTGCAATCTTTAAACCAAAAAATTATTTAAAATTTTTATTGATTAAAGATATGTTAAAAGTAGAACCTTTTGCAGATGGAACTCTTGAAGGAAAACCAGGTGTTGGTGTTAATTTAGAAAAATTTACGTTTGATGAAGATATGGCAGTGAATATATTCATGCCTCCAGAGGGAAGAGAATCAATGATTCCATTCAGTGCAGATGTTGAATTACCATCAGTGTCTACACCAACGAGTCTACAGTCACCAGATAATAAAATCGTTGTTGATTACGAATCTAGTTCATCAGAGGATTTATTTTTTATTAAAATGGCAGGTTTATAATGGCACAAACAGTTCAAGGAATTAGATATAATTATTTTCTAATTAAATCTCAAATAAGTGGTCAAGTAGTTGATCTAACAGATAAATTAGAACATATTGATTATACTGAAGATATATTATTACCATATATCTCAATGCAATTAAGAGTGTCAGCGACTGTTAATTTAGTTAGTGAACTGCAAATTATTGGTGGAGAAATAGTTGCACTTGATGTTGAATTAGGATCTGGTAATTTTAAATTTGGTCAAGTGATTGGAACAGATATAAGTGAAGGTCAAGATGAAATGTACGTTTATAAGGTAAGTGATGTTGATGCTGAAAGACAGAAAGTTAATTTTACTTTACATCTTGTGACTGGAGAATATTATAAGGATCAAACCACTAGATGTGCAAGAAGATATGGAAAAGATGGAGAGAAACCATTAAGGATAAGTGAGATTGTAGAGGAAATCTTAATTAATGATTTAGATACAGGTAAAGATTTAATTATTGATGAGACACAAAATACATACTCTTTTATGGGTAATATGAGAAGGCCATTTTATACAATACAATGGTTATGTCCGAAATCAATATCTCAGATTCCAGATAAGAGTGGAGAAAACGGTGAGGATGGAACCATTAATGGTGAAGCAAACGAAACTGGTGGGTATTTATTTTTTGAAAACAAAGCAGGATATAACTATAGAAGTATTGATAATTTAGTTTCTTTATCAAGAGATTCTTCAAATGATGTACACGGGCCATACGAGTATCGTGGTATGGGTGCAATTAGTAGTAATAAATTAGAAGCTAACTTTCAAATTGCAAATTTTTGTATAGAAAAAAATACAGATATTCGAAAAGCATTGATAACAGGAATGTATGCAAATCAAACTGCATATTTTAATGTATTGACACATAAAATGAGTTATTATAATTACAACTTGATAGATGAAATTGATATCTCAACACAACTTGGTGATGATGCGATTGATAAAATACCAATCATTGGTGATCAAACTTCTAGATATATGTTTAGAATATCTGATCATGGTGTTACAGGACAAGGTGAGGATGGGTTGGAACCATCTGGGGGAGCAAATGCAGAAAGAACTGATATTGCTAAATCGGTAGCAAGATATAATTTATTATTTACGCAATCTTTAAACATGTCCTTGCCACTTAATAAAAATATAAAGACTGGAGATATACTAATATGCAAATTCCCTCGATTAAATCAGGGAACAGCAAGAGAAGAAGATAATAAATTAAGTGGTAAATATCTAGTAAGATCAGTAAAACATCACATAAAACCTCTTAGTAGTTTTAGTTATGTTAAACTAATTAGAGATTCTTATGGAATTTAAAGTTTAAAATAAACACATAAATATAAATGTACATACTGTACATGGAGGTAAAAAATGAAAAGCATAGAAGAGCACATTGAACACGACAAGGAAGTTCTTGCCGATCCAACTACTTCTGAACCAATGAAGAGACATATGCTTGAAGAGTTACATGAACTCGAAGTATATGCGGATCATCATCACGATGAGATAGAAGCAGGTGACCATCATGATCCTAATGTTCTAGAATTATTCTGTGAAATGCATCCCGATGAACCAGAATGTTTAGTATATGATGACTAATGATTGATCAGTTTTCTGCTTTAGGTAAAACAAATTTTGTAGGAAAGGACGGATTCAATTGGTGGATTGGTCAGATTGCTCCTCCAAAATCTTGGAGAAATATAAATGTTAACCAATCTCTTTACGGATATAAACATAATCGAGTTAAGGTTCGTATTATAGGATACCATCCTTTTGATTCACAAGGAATTGAACTTCCTGATGAGGATTTACCGTGGGCAGAAGTAATGATGCCAACTAACTCAGGATCTGGTCAAGCAGGTCTTGGTGAGAATATGATTCTTGCTGGTGGTGAAACTTGTATAGGTTTCTTTTTAGATGGTGATGATGCACAACAACCAGTAATTATGGGATTACTCCCAAAATTCAATAAAGTTAAAGATGAGATATCAAATCAAGAAATTGATAGTGTGAAAAGTAGTGGATTTGTTCCATTCAAAGCACACCTAAGATCTTCTGCTCGTGGGCCTGATGGTGGTCAATTAACTCAGAAATATGAAGAAATAAAAGTAATTCCACATGATAATGGAAAATTAGTTGGTTCTGCAAACCAAAATACAGCAGAAGGAAATAATTCATCAGAAATTGATCATTGGACACCTTGTAATGATTCTGTTATTGGGAAAAGCACACAAGCAATCACTGATTTTATACACATACTTCAAGGTCTTGAAAATGTTGGTGATAAATGGATAGACCCATTAACAAACTCTATTGTTAATATGCAAGCAGAGTTAGCGTATGTCACAGGACAAGTTCAGGGAATCATGAAGGGTTCTATAAACTCGATTAAAAAGAATCTTTTAAAAAATTTAAACAAAAAATTTAAAAAACTTTTAGGCCCAATTAAAGCAGGTGCAAAAGGAGTTGATTCTTTCTTTGATGAATTAAAATTAAAGAAAGGATTTAAAGGTATAATGGGATTGATTTATTGTGCCTTTGAGAATGTTCTTGGAAATCTCAGTGGATTCATTAGTAACATGTTCCAAAATCTTCTTGGAAAAGTTGTGAATGGAGCATTATGTGCGATTGAACAGTTCACCGCAGGAATATTTGCAAAGATATTTGATAGTTTAGAAGCTGCGTTGGGAACAGTGATGAGTGGATTGAACTGGTTAGTTGGTGGATTTAATTCTATCAAGAACGTTTTGAGAAGTGTAAGTGGATTGGCAAAAAAAATATTTGATTTTATTGGATGTAATGCAGAGAAATGTGCAGAACCAACAAAGTGGGCATCAAACAAATATGATACTTTATCAAAATCAAATGAAAAGTATGATGAATTTATGGATAAAGTTGCAACATTAGGTGGGTTAAAAGAAAAACTTGCATACGCAGGAAGGGTTATAGATCCAGCAATAGAAGGATTCTTTGGTAATGATTCACCAGTATCTGCAGGATCAAGTATGGGTTCAATCGAAAGGGCAATTGATCAGATATCTTTATTTGGTGCAGGTAATGACCAGTTTGATGTATGTAATAAGAAAAATGATAATCCAACATCTCAAGAGGACATCGTTCCAGTAAAACCAGGATACATTTATCCTTTATGTATTCCACCAGAGGTTAAAGTCATAGGATCTGGAACAGGTGCAGAGTTGTTTGTAGTGGTTGGTAATGATCGAAGAATATTTTCTGTTGAAGTTATCAATGGTGGCAGTGGATATGATGAGAACAATACAAGCATAAGTATTATTGACAATACGGGTAATGGACGTGGTGCAAATGTTAGAGCAATCGTCAAAGATGGTGTTATAACTGATGCTGTAATTCTTTCAACTGGATATGGTTACTGTTTGAATGAAGTTCCAAGTGTGGGTATTGGAACAAGTGTAGTTGGAACAGTCAAAGATGTTTATATCACTACACCAGGTGCAAACTATGATCCAGAGGATACAGTATCATTTGAGGGTGTTGATGATGGAACGTTTATGCCGATTGTCACAACACCAGGCGGATCAATTGCAATTATTAATTTTCCAGAAAATGTTAATACAGAATTTACAACTACTCCGACTCTCATAGTAAATACAAAGACAGGTGTTGGTGCAAATATAATTCCAATTATGTCATTCAAAGGTCAGTTCAAAGAGGATACTGGTGCTGATGAAAGAAGAACAAGACCTCTTATTGGTATTGAGCAAGTCATTGATTGTATTGGTGATAATAAAGAAGTGGTTGGGTATGTAAATGGTGTTGAGTATTCTGGGCCTTATCATGTGATGTCAAATGGATTAAAGATGACAGGAGCAACACATAGTGGGTCAGATTCAATAATTTATGATACAATGGAGGAGAGTCTAGGACAATCAGCAACCATATCTCAAACATCTAGTTATGCAACCCCACAAACTACGGAAGTTGCAGAAACACCAACACCTGTAGATACAACTCCAAATATTGTAATAGAACAAACAACTCCAACTCAAACTACGACCACACCGATGGATACAACCACTACAACCGATACATCAACAGACACATCAACTGGAACTGATACCAGTTCATCTGGTGGTGGAGGGTATGGAGGATACTAATGGCATTTACAGAAGAACAACTCAAAGAACTAGAAGATTTATTTGAAAAATATTATCGTAGA